TTTGTCTTTGGTCTATAAGTTCGCTTTGCTGCGAGGCTTGTATTTTGGTTCTTTCGTCTTTACGGTCTTCAGTTTCAGAGATTTTGGTTTTTGCTGCATCTACTTCCAGCCCCTTCAACTTCATGTTATATTGAAACTCAAGTGCCATTAATTGCATCTTAGCTTCCACCTCTTTATCAATTCTAGCTTGCTCTATTTGTGCTTTCAGCTGTTCTAACTGCGACTTAGTTTGTAAAGAAGCTTGATCTTTCTGCATTTCTGCTTGAGCAGCAACTTGTTGTGCTTGTGCATTTGCCTGCGCTTGAGCCTGCATATTCTGCTGTTGCATCATTTGATCGCGCTCTTGTTTTTTCTTACGGCGTAGCTTTAACAATTGGTTAGCTAGCTTTAAGTTTTTAACTTCGCGAATATCTATAGCGTCATCTAAGTCTATAAGACCAGCCGATAAAGCTGTTTGAATGTTGTTTTCTAAAAGCGATTTTTCTTCTTCATCTGGAGATAGCTCTAAAGAAATGCCAAAGTCGTGCAAATGCAAATCTTCCATTTCGTCTAGTATACCTACATTATGCCCGCCAACTTTTTGTATAAACGCTTCTTTAGATGCGCCAAACTCTAATATGTCTGAAATACGCAAAGACAAACACTCAGCAGTTTCTGCTGTTAAGAATAATCCTGCATCTAATATATGGCGCGTTGCTGTATTAGAATTTGCAGCTGCCATTTTTTGCACACCTACTAATGCTCTTGAATCAGGTGAAGAACCATCACGAGCTTCATTAAGACCCGTTACATCACGAATCATCTGCAGGTAATAGTTATATGTTTGTATAAGAGTTTGTAGCTTTTGACCGCCCGCACCGGTTTGTAATGGCTGAATTGGCACCTTACCAGGGTTCATATCACCTTCACTAGTAAACGAACGACCAATAACAGAACCCGTCTGGAAGAACATGTTAAGTGCCTCTTGCGGGTTGTAATTTGTACCGTTACCTAAATCTATTTCGGCCAAGCCATCAGCATCCATGTATACACCATCGGGCATCATTCTTTGTAATACCTGCTGCATTTTTAAATGCGTAAGCTGTATCATATCAGCAAAACCAGTACAACGGCTTACAATAGATTCAATCTTACCCTTATACATACGTGGTGCCACAATGCTGTAGTTCATCTTAACCTTAGCGTAATCACTCTTAGGGCGCATCATATTTTTAGCCATCTCCCACTTAAGCATGATGTCAGTACCTAATATAAGTACACCCTCATACAATACTTCTAGCGAGCGGGCCATTTTACCAAACTCAGCTTCTAGCAATTCTACAGGAGGATCAAACTGATCGTCTCTTACTATAATTTTAGAAGCACCAGTAGCAGTTTCTTTAACCTTATACACTTCGTTCATGTACGTCTTATAGTTAAAGTATAATACCTGCACTACATTATTGTCACGAACGTCATGATTTACTAATGACTGATCGTATCCAGCACTATGGTTTTTTGTTCCTTGCTTCTGTATTTTATCTAGTTGTGCTTCATCTAAATCAGGAAATTGCTTTTTAAGCTCGTTTAGCGGTACAAACTTTACTTCACCTACATAATATATGTCTTCGAAGTAAGGAGACTCACTATAAGAGTGTACCAGGTAAGCTGGATCAACATAGTCTACCGTTACCCCTTCCGATTGGCTAAAGCTATTTTTGACTGCTGCAACCCCTAAAGTTGTAAGATCGTAATAAAGACGCTTTTTAGTTAAATCGTAATGGTTGCCATCAAGTAAAGTATTGATAGCTACTTCTTCGGCAATTTCAACTCCTTGCTTATAGCTTAGTTGCATGTGCAATTCAAGCTCTTCTTTAGAATCTGGTAACTGCTCTGGGCTGTTTTCAAAAAGATTCATTCCAAAGGCTTGCTGTGCAAACTCATTTAATTCTTTTGTTTGCAAGTCACGTATAATAGATTCCATATACTTTGTGCGTTTACTTACGCCATATGGATCTTGTGAATATGCTTTCAAATCAAAAGAACGATCTGCAATACCGTTAACTACAATATCTACAAACTTAGATAAGATAGGCACTGGCTTCCAGTCAAGGTTTAAGTAAGACAGATCACCATTAACAGATAATTCATCTTTATATTTCTGAACGCTTTGCTCACCACGCGCATACAATCTCAGGTTATGAAACGTATTTTGGTTGCTTCTGAAACGAGTAGTACCCGAATTACTCGAGAACCATTCGTTTTGAATAGCTCTACCTACTTGCAACCCATACTCCTGCGACATCTTTTCAGCATCGCTAGCTATTTGGCTGGGGAAAGCGCTATTTGAAACCGACTTAACCATAAATTATTTTATTATTTCTGAACTCAAACCCTCTTGACGGAATTTTGAAATCTTTATATTCAACTTTGTTCTTTCTAATTTACCTACTGGTCTATACAACTCCTTGTTACATGCCATTATTGCTAAGCCTGAGCTTATCGCGGCATCATATTTAGTACGTTTGTTTATATCAAACTTAGACCAGTCGTTTAGTGTTTCGTTAAAGTACATGTTGCCATACTGCCCGTCTTCCATTAAACCTACGTACTTATCTACGTACATTTCAATTGCGGCAGCGTGTGCTTGTTTCATATCCTCGCTCGAGTTAGGAACACCACCAATTTCTTTTTCCGTTACTGATAGCTTGTTCCAAAGTCTATCCGGTCGGTTCATAGAGTACCCTCTGTAACCGCGGCGCTTAAAATGATAAAGCAACCTAGGTTTGTTATTCTCTGCTAGTATAGGCATACCGTAAAAAATACAGGCCATTAATACATCTTCAAAAAATATTTCAGCGGTTTGTGGTCTGGCTATATATTCAAGGAAGAATGAACTTGGCGGTGCATCTTCCATAGTAAACTTAGTGAGCCCGTGTAAAGCTCCTTTTGAACCTTTGCCGTCGGTAGTTCCTGATATGTCGTAACTATCGCAACCAAATGCGCCGACGTGTTCATTGCCCGGGTATTTAACACCATTTTTTGTGATTTGCCTGTTCTGAAGTTCAGCTCCTGGTATCCAGGACACTTTAAATCTTCCCTGAGGAGTTGGCATAAACACAACTTTTGTATCTTTCACACCGTTAACCCACTGAAAATTGCCAGTGGTTACAACATTAGTATTACGCAGATCTTCATTATAATCAACCTGTTCGTATATTTTTGCAAGATTAAACAAGCTATTTTTTGTTTCATCTCTAAACGCGTGCTCTTCTGTACGTGGAAACTGGCGGTAATATTCGTTCAAACCGTCTTGGTCTTGCTTAAGACCTTCAACTTCATTGTTCCAATAATCTATAACCCCTTGTTCAATAGTGTCCCCAAAAGGATCTAACACTTTTTCTTCAGGGGTATTAAATACTGGTTGTCCATACTGATCAATAAATCCTTCGTAGTTCCACTCCATAGGTATAAAGAGTGAATATAGCCCAGATTTAGTTTGGCCATTCGAGTTTCTTTTACTTACGTCAGAGTCATTATATAACTTTTTGAAGTTCTCACCTCCTTTATCTAATGAATTCGATGTCGAACCCATTAAACACTTGCCTATAATTCTAGCTCCCAAACGTAACGTAGTTTTTGTAACTCGCCAGTTGTTTAATATGTTATCCGGTCTTTCCCATTTACCACTCTCATCATGCACTAAAAGCTTTAGCTTCTCCCCATCATAAGAGTTGTCTCCCGTATTCTTCCAGTCAATAGTTGTATCAAGACCCTCAAGCTCTATTTGCTTTTCCTTTGCCTGAATCGATTTACGGGTTAGCTTAGAAGCAGGAACCCTATATGCCAGTTCAGTCTTCGGTCTATCCATACCATCTTGTATAGGTTTGAAGAAAAACGGGTAGTTAACGGATATCGGTACAACTTTATCGGTAAACATTTTTTTGGCATCACTACCTGACTTTGATAGTATACCAAATCTGGCATCACTGGAGATGGTCGCCAAGTTGACTGTTTCTCCTGAAGCCATAAATGAGAATCCACTCCGTCTGTTCTTAAGATAGCACATTCCGTAGCTTCTTGTATCGGCTTTACAGGCTTCCCAAAATATAAAGAAGAGTCTGTTTGCTTCGCGGTAGTCGGGATTACCGACATCAATCTTACTCCACTGCAAGTACATGTAATGAGTCCCAGTGATATAAGTAGGAGTCCCCTTGTTATAAAACCAGTAACCACCATCACGTCTGTTGAATTCTTCATCAATGTATCCTTCCCAATTGCTCTTAAACTCATCTGGATAGGTTTGCCAATCGAATATACTCTTGATTCTTTTAAGCTCCTTAGGATACTCCTGAACAGCCCATTTATCTAAGCCTTTAGTTAATCCTTTCGGTGCTGGCGGCAATGCTATACACAAGTTTTGCACTTCTAGTATTTGCCCTATCTGCCCAGTCTTACTGATAACAACTATATCGTGTTCCTTGTTGTAACCATATTTCCAAGACTTGGATCTATTTAATCTGCTGATTGTGGTAAGCTTTACAGGCTCAACAACTTTTACTAGACTCTGCTCGTACATTACCTAGATCTTTTTTCAGCAAACCCTGAGAATGTTTTCTTTTCTTTTTCTTCTTTCGGTTTGTTCTCAAGTATGCGCTCTTCCTCTTCGATGCGAGTAAGTATTTCAAACGCGTCAAAGATTGCTAGCTTTTTAGTCGCAGCAGCATTTTTTAAGCGGTCAGCAGAAACATCATCTTCCGTATTGGTAATGATTTTTTCTTGCGCAACCTTTATAAGTTCCTCAACTGCTTTGCGACCAGCTAGGATTATATTCTTTTTCGCTTGCTTGGTGTCCATACTTGATTGTAATTCGATTTGCGGGAACACGGTAAACCTTCTCCCCTTCAATATTAAATTCGTATTCTGTACCAGGTGTGAACCCTATAAGCTCTCCACTTTCAAACCCTTCGTAAGCATATTTAACTTTTCCTATCAAAGGAAGTTCGTTATGTTCGGAAAACATACGCTCGTCTAACATAGGCTTAACGAATATGAAACCCGCTACAGGTTTCCATTCTCCATCACGTTTAAACGCATATATCTGATCAGGGTATACGAAGTACTTATCCTCTTCGTAATATGAGCGGCT